ATTTAGACTTAGCACATTCACGATATATGCCAGACCGACATTCATCAAGTTTAGTAGGTTTTTTACCTAACGAGTTTAACTCATAGAATAGATTCGCTTCAAACTCTACAACTTCTTTAATACTTCTATCTCTTGGGTGTTCATAAACCCAAAACGGCACGTTGCCAACATAGACACTGCGTGCAATTCTTATTGCTCGGTGTTGACCATCAATAATCCAATACCCTCGCATTTCTACTGGAAAAGTATCAGGTCTATAACATACAACAATGGGAGTCAACTTGGATAAATCCAGTTCACCTCCCTTAATTAAATATGCTTTTGAAAAATTACGTTGATACTTCTTTTCTACCTTTGGATTAACTACATGCATTTTTTCAGACATGTACTTAAACAACCTACCCTTGAAAGTAGTAGGCATCTTAAAATCTATCCTGTTAAGGATTTCTTCGAGTTCCATAATAATGATTTAGCGGTGTGATTAGTTTCGGCATAACGGATGGGAGTCCGTCTGTTTCTCAACTGGTAGTATTGTAAACCATTTTCAGATATTTGTCAACCCCTCCATCCTTCAGGGACAACGTAGAAGTTAGCAGCAAATGTGATCCTAGTTTTTGTACCTCTATGAGGTGATACTAAATGAGGATAGAATGAAGGGAAATATATTACACTGCCTGATTCTACCTTTGGCATAGTATTTTGTGATACTGGCATCTTCAACACATCAGACAATCCTGTGAGTTGATAATCTCCATGCTCGTGATTATAAAACTTAAAGTTACAATCATCATCGTCATTAATAGTATGAAAGTAAACTAAACTGATATTAGTATTAGGAGTGCAATGATTGTGCATCTCCTGGGAGTCTCCTGGGTTGTACTTGTTCACCCATGCCTCTTGCGGTAGTATTTCTATATCTTGCTTCGCACCTATTGAATCTACAAACTTATCAAACTGTGGTCGCATTATCTCCAACCATTTATCCCAAGGTGCTTGTGAATTATTCTTATGTTGATAAGAACATTGCAAATTACAATTCCATGCAGGTGGTTGTGCAAAATTATCTTCGTTATCTATAAACTCCTTAAACAATTCATTGATCTCTTGTTGCTTCTCCTCTTCTATTTTGTCAATATAATACCACTTAGGGTTAAAAACCTCAATCATAACTTAAACCTGTTTTTTTAATGATTTTAGATAACATGCCCATGACCTCTTCATAGGACTCTACAGATAGAATTCGCTCTTTTTTCGCTTTTATTTCTATCTCTCTCACATAGCATAGTAAAGCATCTTTTAACACTTGTTTTTCTGTGTCCTCAAGCAATATGCAAGCAGGTAATTTGATGTCCATCAATCTTTGTGTGGGTTGTTTAGTTGTTTTACGGTAGTAATAATATCTTCACGTAATTCCATCAACTCATTATAACATTTTTGATTATGTGAGCAAGCACGTAACTCATTATCAGGTTTATACAAGGACTCCAAAAATAGAGACCTTGCACGATCCCACTTATCGGCAACAGTTTCCTTGATGCCTATTGAATTCATATCCATTTAGTTTATTGTTGAGTTGTGTAGTCTACTTCAATAGGAAAAGATGACTCATCATCATAATCCAGATCGAAATAGTCATCTTCGTAGTCAGTTAATCTACTAACAAAGTCCTCGTAAGATTCACTCTTGCTCGTAGTATTGTGAAGTTTTGGTGTTACTTCTGGTACCTGTTTTCCGCTTTGTGGAGTAGTCATCATAAGAATCGTAGGATCGGTTTGTGCCTCTTTGATTTTGACGCTTATCTCGGAGTGATTTACCTGGAGAATAATATCCTCGCTCGGCACCACCCCGTCTAAATGTCTTACCCATTGTTTTTATTTGTGCGAAATAAATGTCTTACACAGTATATAGTAGCATTGATTAATCTAAAAGTCAATCAGATGCAGTCCAGTCTGTGATTGTTGATTTCGGTCCTTTTTTAACCAATTCCTGTAATAATACCTTAGTATCTTCATTGGATATTTCTACACCATCATCATTAGATAATTGATTCTTAGTGTATGTAAGTTCGTTGAATACAAATCCACATCCATGAAGGAAGTCTTGCACGTTCTCTACTGCTTCTTGTAAATATGCAGTGTCGAATGTTTTTGTTGTGACAACATTATCGTCATCTACACACTCAAATTTGAATTGGGACATTGGTTGTTTAACCGTTTACTGAAGTAGTATAACACGATTGCCATTAACTTGGCAAGCATTGTGACACTATCTATGGTGGACTAGATGTAGTTGATGTTAATAACCATCCTGAATGGTGAGTTAGTTGTAGTACTACCCGTATGCTCCATTGAGTTAGGAAAGACTACGAATCTATTTTGGACGCTATCAACTTTGGATCCATCTTTGAATTTCGTATAACCATTACATGTGTTCATGTAATAGATTGCTGTCTTAATAAAAGGACAATCTATACGATTCTCAATATCATTATGTAGACCATGTTCTATAATAGTATCTGTCTTAGTTAAGACATTTGATTTAATCTTAAGTATTGCTATAGGATCCAATTGTTCAATCAATGGAAACAATAGATTTATACTATCATCCTCTGGTGAAAACATATCATAAAACATATGTGCCATCTGAATATTAGTCAACTCATTCTCTGGTGTATCATTTAATATCTTTGTCATCTGCCAGGGGAATGCCTGGGACTTCATTGTATCAAATATACGCAGAAACTTCTTATCTTCTAAGAAGTTATCAAAGACATGAGGTTGATCTATACCATGCCTGAATTGATCAGCAGGATAATTAAAACCAGTCAAATGTTTCATTTCTTTATTAATAGAATATAGATGCCATTCCACCAAGAGTTTAAATCTTCTGGAATAGATGTTAGTATCTTTCTTTCAAACAATACAGTAGGATTGTGTGATCTAATTAGATCATCAACAGAATCTATTACTCCGGGCATGTTAGCATCATCAACTAATAATATAAACTCATCATCACAATACTGCCAAATGTGTTGTAGATTCTTATATTGTTCCACAGGATCGTGGTCTGCATCATAGAATATAACATTACATTTCTCAGGTAATTCTATATCTACAATCTTACTACATATCAATTCAAAGTTATATCTCTTATCTGGGTACCAGGGTGGTGCCAGGAATGCCTGTCTAGGATTCTTAAATGGTGTAAACTCTATGTCATCACGCTCAGGTGATACATATCTCTTCTCAAAGTCATCAACTGCATAACCTTTAACGTTGTTATTTTGTAATGCTGAATAGAATGTGCCACCACCATATACACCTAACTCAAGATATGTTGTACCATCTATTGCACATATATTATTCAGAAAGTGTTTAGTAGTCTCAGATGTTAGTGACTCTATGCACACTCCAGTGTAATTACTTTCACCTAATTCTGCTTTATCTATTGCATCAACTATCTGTTTAACTTTAGGATTAATAGTATTATTTCCTTTGGCACTATCATATACCATGTCACAGTAGTTACACTTCCAACAGTTAAACTTACATGTCTTAATCTTATCTCTCCAGACATCAATCGGTCTGTCTTTAATGTCAGTATCCTCAATGTATTGTTTGAATTGAGGGAACAATAATTTCTTATCTAATACCCATCTATCTACTATATCCATAGACTCTTGGAGTCTAGTTGCTGCCTCTCTACCATGCAGTTTAAAGACATCTATACCCAACTCTAAAAACTCCTCCCAATCGCTCTTCCAAGGCGGTAGATTCGCTGCTTTAAGTGATGCTAACCCACCTTCAACTGCATCCCATTTACTACACGATACTCTACTAATTGTATCGTTAAAGTATTGAGGATCATCACCATTTCTAGTGTTATTATAATGATAATGTTCAGGCATTATAGGACAATTACCCCAACAACCTTCATTAACTAATAGTGATAGTTTAACAGGATATCCTTGCTCTTCACAATATTGTTTTGCCTCCTTAATCTCTATCAATCTATCTCTATCTCTCATCAAATCTCTATCGAGATTGATATAATTAAACCCTGCCTTTGCTAGTTCTACTATCTCATTAGGTCGTGTAACTTCTCTTAGAATAGTATTCTTAACATATAAATCTGGATACTCTTTTTGTATCTGTCCAGTCAACATCCATGAGGTATGAGGTAAGGTAACTGTCCTTACTCCTACATCATATAATTGCTTAAAGTTCTGTAAAAACATATCCAAACCTTTCTGGTCTGGTCTTACATATATGTTGTTAAATGTTGCTGATAAAGGAATCTTTGTGATATCAGATAACCACAATGCCATCTCAATTACCTGCATTTCCATGTCATCAGTAAAGAAAACATCACCCATTGCATCCTGA